GCAAGACAACGTGATCCAAGGCGTGATGAAGCCAAAAGGATTTGGTTAGAATCCAACGGAGAAAAGCAGTTAAAGGAAATTGCATCTGAATTAAATGTTTCAGATTCTCAGGTTAGAAAATGGAAATCGCAAGACAAATGGAGCGCTGAATTGAAAAGTAACGTTACCAATGGCAAAAGTAACGTTACTAATCAAGGTGGCGCTCCTATTGGTAATCAGAACGCCAAAGGAAACAAGGGGAATAGCAGAGCATCACCGCCAAAGAGAAATAAGAATGCTCTTAAAACTGGTGAGTATGAAACAATATTTTTTGACACGTTAACCGATAATGAGAAGGACATCTATTCTAGTTTGAATGATGATCCTTCTTTTGTTTTGTCTGAGGAAATACGGTTGTTAAAGATACGCCAGTTACGAATGATGAAACGGATAAAAGAAGCCGAGTCAGGTTTAAACGATGAAGAGGTTGATCGCCTGCAACAAATGCGAAAGATTAAAACGCCAATCGAAAAGGATGGTAAAAAGCTAGAAATCAAGCGTGAGGTTATGCAAGATGTGCAGATTAGCAGAAAAACACATCGCAAAATTGATGATATTCTTTCAATTGAAGATTCATTGACTCGGATTAGCAACCAGTTAGCTAAAGCCATCAAGCAAATGAATGAACTTTATATGAATGAATACAGAACTGATTTAATTAAAGCTCAGACTGATAAGATTCAAGCTGAGACAAATGAAATTGGCGGAAATAATTCAGGTGAAGAAATAGAGGAATGGAAACAGGCAGTTTTAAATGCCGCAAACAAACGGGCGGTGAAAGAAAATGAATAATGAATTTATTCCTTTTGCTGATATTGGTGCTGCCATTGATTATTACTATGATAAACCAGTAGCTTTTTGCCAAGATATTTTGCATTTGAATCCTGATGAATGGCAAGAAAATGTTTTAAATGATTTAGCTGAATTTTCAAAGGTTTCTGTTCGTTCTGGTCAAGGAGTTGGAAAAACAGCATTAGAAGCAGGAGCAATACTTTGGTTCTTAACGTGTCGACCCTACGCTAAAGTAATAGCAACAGCTCCGACAATGAAGCAACTTTACGATGTACTTTGGGCAGAGGTAGCTAAATGGTTAAATGATAGCTTGATCAAAAACTTACTGAAGTGGACAAAGACTAAAATTTATATGGTTGGTGATTCAGAACGTTGGTTTGCTACGGCTAGAACAGCGACTAAACCAGAAAATATGCAAGGTTTTCACGAGGACCATATGTTGATTGTGGTAGATGAAGCTTCTGGTGTGTCTGATCCAATTATGGAAGCTATTCTTGGTACGCTATCAGGTTTTGATAATAAGCTGTTGATGTGTGGAAACCCCAATAATATTGAAGGTGTTTTTTACGATTCCCACAATTCAGACCGTGATAAATACAGAGTTCATAAAGTATCAAGCTATGATAGTAAACGTACAAACAAAGACAATATAGAAATGATTCTTAAAAAATATGGAAAAGAAAGTGATGTTGCTCGTGTCCGTATTTTTGGAGAATTTCCCAAAGGTGCGTTGGATTCATTTATCAGTCTTGAAACGGTTGAATTGGCTACAGAAAAACAAATTAGTGATTCTTTAGTCAATAAAACAACGGTTGCTCATATTGGTGTTGACGTAGCTCGATATGGTGATGATTCTACGATTCTCTTTCCTAGAATTGCTACCAGGGCATTGGAGTATGAGAAGTATTCAAAACGTAGCACCATGGAAACAACAGGATATGTCATCAACATGGCCAAGAATCTAATGAGTCAATATCCGAGTATTGATAAAGTGATGATTAAAGTCGATGACACTGGTGTCGGAGGTGGTGTAACCGACCGCCTAGAAGAACTTATAGAAGACAAACATTATCCTTTTGAGGTGTTTGGAGTGAATAACGGTTCAACATCAGAAGACGATTTTTACGATAATTTAGGTACTCAACTATGGGGAAACATCAAGGAAATGTTAGAAGAAAATATGACAGCAAATCTTAACGGAGAACAGCCTGTTATTGAATTGCCTTCTGATAGTTCGTTAATCAAAGAATTAAGTACTCGCAAATTCAAAATGACAAGTAGAAGTCGTATACGTTTAGAAAGTAAAGATGATATGAAAAAGCGAAATATTGGTAGTCCCGATATTGCTGACGCACTGGCTTTAGCGTTTTATGAGCCACCAAGTCACTATCAATTTATTCAATTCTAGGAGGTGAGCTTTTGATTAGTACAGTATTATCTTTAGAGAGATATAAGAAGCTACGTGTTAAATATGCAACACAAATTGAAGATGGAATGTTTGATCCGAATGGTTTTATAGAAGATATGAAACCATTTTTTGCTGATCGCGAAAGAAAATATCTAGCTTATACTAGCGAAAAGAATGAAATAGATAATAGACCAAAGCCTAACACTGATATTGTAAAAGTTAATAATAAACTTCATGCTGGTATGTATTCAATTGTCGTAGACCAAGCAGTCAATCATTTTACTGGTATACCTATCAAATGGGATTACGATGTATCGGAACAAAAAAGAACACTCATTCAAAGATTAAAAGATAAATTCTTAAAAAATGATATAGAACTTCCGACAGTTCCAGAAGCTTTTAACAAATTAACAAGCAATCTTGATTCCATGAGATTCGCAATGCTTGATTCTGAAACTGCAACTTTTCAAGGAGCTTGTGGAGTAGCTTTCCGATTGTTAGAGCCTGTGGAAGAAGATGATGGTTGGAAGTTAAGAGCAAGTAATATTGAACCTTGGAGAGCAGAAAGATATGGAAATGCCGGAATCTATATCAAAGAAAAGTATGACTCTTACCAGAAAAAATTTTTTCAAGAAATGAAAGTTATGACAAGAAATAAAATTCTGACATATGCTTGCTATGGTGATTTGAATTTTGTTACAAGCGGAACGTTCAAAAAAATTGATGAGACCGATAACCCTTTGGGGACGATTACCTTGGCAGAATTTAAAAATAATACGAATCGTTATTGTGATTTTGAAGTAGCTGAGGAAATTGGAGATGCAATTGATCGTGCTTTGTCTGATCAACAAAACGAAATCGAACAATTTAAGCTTGCGTACATGCTTGTTACTGGCACAACAATGAGCAAAGGCACTGCTAAAGAAATGATGAATCAGCTAGGGATTATCAACTTAAAAGACCCTACTGCAAAAGCTGAATATGTCACAAAAAATTTAGCAAAAGATTTCAATGAATATCATATGGATCTATTGAAAAAACAGTTTTACACCATTTGTAAAGCAATCGATTTTAACGATGAGGTGTTTAAATCAAACAGTTCTGGAGAAGCTCGCAAGTGGCAAATCATTAGCCTAGAAGCGAAAACAAATACTAAAGAGCAATATTTTAGAGAAGGATTGAAAGAATGCGCAGAAACAATTGCTGCTTTTCTTAAGTTTCATGACAAAGTAGAAATTGAGCCTGAAAAAATTATTTTTACTTTCTCTAGATCTTTGCCAACTGATTTAAGTTATTTAGCTGAAGCTTTACCTAAACTTGCACCATACGTATCCAAACGAACTATTCAGAGCCAAATTCCATTTGTAACAGATGTTGATTATGAAAATGAAATGATGGAATTGGAAAGTGGAAGTGCTTATCCAGATAGTGAATACAATTTTGGCGGAGGTGGCAATAGTGACGATAGAAACGAAGTATTGGACCAAACGTCGAGAACTGGAGGATCAAGCAAGGCTCAAACAAGAAAATCAGACACTTAAAAAATTAACTAGTGTATTTCCTGAAGCACTGAAAGAGATACAAGCAAAACTATTATCACAAGCTGACTTACACAATATCACTTATCCAGAAATGATGGAGTTTTATAGTACAAGTAATCAGAAAAAATATCGTGAATATGTGGAAAAAAATTATAAGTCATTAAAAATGTATGATGCAAAATACAAAGAGTTTATCGATGAATTTTTTCCACCATTTGACTATGCAAAAGTCAATCGCTTATTACAAATACGATCAGATGTATTTAAAATTCTTGCAGAATATGCGATGGATGCAGATGTGAATCAATATTTTTCTGATCGCTTAGAGGAAATTCTTCAAAGAACATATTCTTCTAATGCTAATGTTTTTGTTCAACTTTTAAACGTTGATATACCAAATTATTTACCAGAAAATGAAATTAAACATTATTTGAACTATCCATGGTCAGGAAAGACATTTTCAAGAAGACTTTGGGGAAATATTTCATCGCTTGAACAGAAACTCTCTAATGCTATTGTAAAAAGTGTTGCTAGTGGAGAAGGCGTTATACACGCATTAAACACCATGAGATTAGACTCAGAAATTTGTGACATGTTTAAGTTAGAAGAATCAAAGTATAACAAAGCGATAGAAAATCTCGTTCGAACGGAGTATGCAAAATTTGCACAAGATGGTATTGAAAAATCATATTTAGAAACAGGTATTGAGGAATACAACGTATTGACTGCAAAAGATGAGAGAGTTTGCCGGATTTGTGGAGGAAAGGCAAGTAAGAATCCCTATAAACTGAAAGATGCTGTCATAGGTGAAAATCGAGCACCTTTCCATAGTCGTTGTAGATGTACGGATGTTCCTAATTTACCAAAATTAGGAAAGGATATTGATGAAGAATATGACCGTTTATTTGGCGATTTATTAGATGAGTTTGCACATGATTCTTTTGGAATTAATTTGAAACGGAGGAAGTAGAATGAAAGATTTTTTTGAAGCAGTACTAACAATTAATGTAAATGCTGATATTGCAGAAGCCTACAAAACAGCTATTGAGTCTGAGAACCATCCTAATGGCTTGAGAGACCATTGGAATGGCAATTATGCCTACGTGGTTATTGGCGATCAAACTGTTAATTATCAAGATAATACTCCAGTTGATAAGAATACCGTTAATTTAACGATTCAATTATTATCTCATTCATTACCAAATTTAAAAGAAACAGTTGATTGGTATGAAAAGATGGGATGTATTGTTGTTAGAACTGACTACAAAGAAGGAAAGTCTAGTAATTAGGCTTTTTTATTTTGTCCGAAATGACGTTAAACTAGCGCAATACTGGGCTTGGTTGAATGGTGGGGCGCAACTATTAAAACTCAAAGCAATGCGGGGCGTGAAAACGAATCGTGGGGCGAAAGGAGAATGAGCATGAAACACAAATCATTAATGCCAATGAATTTGCAATACTTTGCCGAAGGTGACGATCAAAAGTTTTCTTTTGATGACTTCAAATCTTTTGTGGAATCCAATGAAGAAGCTCAAAAATTTATTCAGTCACAATCTCAAAGTGTTGCCGACAAACAATTGGAAGCTTGGAAACAAAATAACTTAGATAAAATTAAACAGGATACCATCAAGGAATATGAGGAATCTAAGAAAAACAAGTCACCTGAGCAAATTCAACTGGAAAAACTACAAGCTGAATTTGAAGCAGAAAAAGCGTTGCGTGTGACAAGTGATAATAAAGCATTTGTTGCAGAACAAATTGCTGGATTAGAACTAGATGGAGAGTTAAAAGAGTCTATTTCTCAATTTATGCTAAATAATCTTGTTAGTTCGGATACAGATTTCACTAAGAATGCTGTTGAAGGTTTTACAAGTGTTTTGAATGCAATTAATGAGAAACATGCAGATGCATTAAAAGAACTACAAATGAAGTCTGCATTTGGTGGAACTCAACAATCGAATAACCAGGTTCAGCAGAACAATGAAACATTAACAAATCCAGAAGAACAATTAGGACAAATTCTTCAACAATTTAACTAGGAGAGTGAAAAATTATGAAAAAAACATCTTTAAATAATTTAGAGTATTTGGATATTTCACCAGCGATTAATGCTATGCAAGTACCAAATACACCTTTTTTAAGCTATTTATTTGGTGCTGGAAAAACAGAGCCAGCAAACTCGACAGAAATTAAATGGCGTGAATATGATATCAACAACGATGATTCTTCTGAAAAACTTGAGGGCGGAGAATATCCAGATGCTGAATCAGGTCGAACTTGGTTTAACAACTATACTGAAATTTTTAGAAAATCAACCTCTGTATCTGGTACATTAGATGCTATTAATGTGAATGGAGTCGGAAATGAATTAACTAATCAAGTAGCACTACGTGGTATGGAAATGAAAATTGATTTGAACCGAAAATTGATTACTGGTGTAAAAGCTGATGAAAATGGTTCTAAAGGTCGTCGAATGAATGGGATTTTGAACTTGATCAATTCAGCAAATAAGGCAGAAACAGCCACTGCGGGTGCAGTAACAAGAAAAGATATCGATACTTTATTTAAATTGATGTATGAAAAAGGTTATATGGGAGAAAAACTATGCTTGATTTCTCCAGATATGCAGGAGTTAATGACTGATGAGTTAGATGGAAAATCAACAAAAATTGTTCAGTTCGGGGAAAGAGTAACTTTTGGATTGCAAATTGGAAATATCGTGTCTAATTACGGTACAGGTATTGCTCTACTAGAACCATCATTGCCAAAAGGAACAATTGCCGCAATCGATACTAATTATGTGAAACTACGTCCATTACGTGAATGGAGAGCAGAAGAACTTGCAAAAACAACGGATTCTAGACGTATCGGTCTTGTAGGTGAATACTCTCTTGAATACAATGCTTCAAACTCTGGGGCAATTTTAAATTTAAAGTCTGAATAAAAGGGAGTTAGTACTCCCTTTTTTGATAGGAGGAATTACAGTGGTAAAAAAAGATGAAACTAAAAAAGATGAAGTCGTGAAATATAGAGTAGGTAAAACTAAAAATTTTGTTGGTTTTGTTCATCCTAAAACTCGTAGATTTATCACAGCAGATTCAAATAACGAATTTATCATTTCTATAGATGATAAAGAAGCAATTGCAATTTTGGAAGATGCAATTGATGTTAATGAAATTTAGGAAGTGATCTGATGGATGAATCGCTAAAAACGGAAATCATTGAGTCTACAAAAGAAGATTTTCCAGATTTGAGTGAAGAACGCATAACTAATTTATTAGAAATAATTTTGCTAGAAATTGAATCATACAACACTTGTAAAAATGATATTTCATGGGAAAAGTTAAAAAGCGTGATTAGTGAAGTGTTGTATAAAATAATAAAAAATGAATCAGAAAAAACAGTATCTTCAGTTAGACGTGGCGATACAACGATTAGTTATGCTTCAACAACAAATGATGTTAGTGAGTTACTTCTAGGCTATGGTGATTTGATACGAAGAGTTATTGGTTGTGGAGGATTGGAGTTTTTTTAATGAATGAAGCAGATATTTTAGAAACTACTTATGAAGATAGTTGTATTATTGAAAGACTGACGGACATTGAAGATTCTAATACAAATATTACTATTCAAGATTACAAAAAAGTATATGATAATCCTATTTCTTGCGCTCTTTCACAAGGTCAAATCGATGGACTAGCAGTCATAGAAGATGGAGAGATGGTAAATGTTTCAACTGACACATATAAATTATTTGTTCATCCTAAGATTAAACTAAAAAAAGGAGATCGAATAACAATAACTCAAAAGGCCAGTGGCTTAATTTTTTCTCTATTTGCTACTAAGCCTTTTTACTATCCTAGTCATTGTGAAGTGAATTTGATAGGAAGTGAGAAAAATGGGTAATCTCAAATATGAATCAAATGCAGAAAAGATCATTGAGAATTTTAAAAATATGACTGTAATTGCTCAAAAAGAAGGAATATCCTTCGTTAACGATTCAATGAATAAAGTCGTTAGTTTAGCTAAACCATTAACTCCTGTAAAATCAGGTAATTTAAGGCGAGGATATCGTGTAGTAAAAGCTAGAAAACTATCAAGCGGTCGAATTGTTGGAGCAGTTATAAACAATGAACATTATTTTAAATATGTAGAAGAAGGTCATAGGACTAAAAATGGTGGCTTTGTCAAAGGGAAATTCATGTTAACTCGTGCAACGAATCTTGCAAATATGTCTTATATTCCTCGAAGATTTAAACAAATGGCAATAAAAATCGTTAAGAAAGGAAAGTAACATGAAAGATGAAATCATTGCTGCAATCAGTAGCAAATTAAAAGAAATCTATCCTGATGGGACAATATATCTTGATTCAGTTATGCAGTCAACTAAAGATTTTTATTTCGTTTTATCAGTAATGGAATCTGGAACCGAAAATGTAGGAATTGATATTCAAAATGTTTCTTTCTTAATTGATATTGCATTGATTGATAATAACCCTAATAGAAATTTAATTAATGAATTAGTCTCACGTTGTGGGACTTTTTTTAATACGATTACAATCGATGAGCAAATATTATTTCCAAAAGCCTATTTACCTGATGAAGCAGATGGTGTTCAACATATTCGTTTTACATTAGAATTTCCACAATATATTGAATGGAGTGAAAGATAAATGGGAGAAAAAAGAAGTAAAACCGGAATTATTTCTGTCGAAAAACCTACTTGGTTTCCTTTGGAAGATGAGACAGGGAATTTTCCGGTATATGGTACTGCGTTGCCAATGGGAACAGCAGTAAGTATCAAACCAACAGCTAATTATGAAACAACACAAGATTATGGGGATTCAGTGGTTCAAGATCAATTTACAGCTTTTGGTGGTGCAGAAGTTGAACTGGAAGCAAATGGATATACTCATAAAGTTTTATCTACAATTACTGGAGGGAAAATTGTTAAAGGTGGTGCCTTGCGTTCTGGAGAAGATATTGCGCAAGATGGTGCGTTTGCATATAGACGTAAAAAATCGAATGGGAAATACCGTTATACGGTCTTTTATAAAGGACAGTTTGCTCTAGATTCAGATGAAACATCAACGATTGAAGGAAGTAAAGTAAGTTTTACTCATCCAACTTGGAAGGGTTCATTTGTAGATGTACCAGGACTTGGATATATGTATTCAGTTGATGAAGATGATGAAGGCGTGGATAAAGCAATGATCGGAAATTGGTTTACAAAAGTAGCAATTCCAATTGAAGAAGCAGAACTTTCAGGAGGTACAGAATAATGTCAAAATATCAAACAACGATTAAATTAACGAAAAAAGATGAAGAAGGTAAATATGAGCAAGTACAATTTAAATCTGCTGAATTTTTACCAGGAACAGTTGTAGAAGATGCTGCAGGAGTTATGGAAGAAATGCAAACAGCGACTGATAAACAATCAGTTAAAAAAGCTTTAAGTCGTGCTTATTCATTTATTGCAGATACTTTATTTGAGGGACAATTTACTGGTGAAGATTATTGCAAAGGAATTGATGCTCGTGAGATTGCCTCATTGACAGGAAAATTATTGAAGTCTGTTACTGCAGGTTTTGATGAAACTTATACAGAGACGAAAAAAAAGTAAGTGAGGCGCTCAAGTCACCTTCATTTAAGTATTCGATTACTTACCGAGAATTAGATATAAAGACGCAATTACTCGAAGCAGGTTGGACGTTACCAGAAATTGAACGTACTGACTTGGATGAGTTAATGCGTCTTTTTGCTTTTAGAGATGCGGTAAAAGAGCATGAAGATGTTGAGTACTATGATAATTTCACTCAATTTTAGGAGGTGATACTTTGAATAACGATGACCTAATTCTGAAGATGATACTAGATGAATCTGGTTTTACTGCCGGTATGAATAATGCTGTCAAAAAGTTGAACTCTTTTGATGAAACAATCGAAAGAAAAAGTAGAAATAGTGGCAGTTCATTAGGTAGTATTTGGAAAATATTTGCTGGAAGTTTTCTAGCTAGCGGAGTAACTAGAATCGTAGGAGCTGGCTTTGATCTAATCAAGGGTTCCATAAGTGGAGCGGTTGATCGAGTAGATACGATGAATAACGCTCTACGAAATTTCCAAAATATGGGATTTAGTAATTCAGAAATTATGAAGAATATCGGAAAGAATGGGCTTTTATCTCAAGGTATTCAAGGACTTCCTACTGCTTTGAATGATGCGATAAGTCATGTTCAACTTCTTGCTTCTTCTACAGGTGATTTAACTCGTTCAACTCAAATATTTAAAGCTTTAAATGATGGAATTCTTGGTTTCGGTGGTTCAACTGATCAAGTTAATGAAGCTGTTATTCAATTATCTCAAAGTTTCTCAAACGGAAAAGTAGACGCACAAACTTGGAACTCAATGATCAACGCTCAACTTGGACCTACTCTTTCTGCTATTGCTAAAAAGATGGGAATTACAATGGGAGATCTGAAAGAAGGTTTATCTCAAGGTAAGATTTCTGTTGAAGAATTCCAAAATCAATTAATAGAAATGGATACCAAAGGTGGCGGAGGACTTAAATCATTAAGTCAAATCGCTAAAGATTCTACTAAGGGAATTAAAACCTCTATACAAAATGCAAAAACAGCTGTTACACGTGGTGTTGGTGAGGTAATAGAAGGATTAAATAAAGCATTAGTAGATTCAGATTTAGGTGGATTTAAGGGAATTATTGATAAAGTGGGCAGTTCAATGGAATCGTTCTTAAAAGTAATTGCTGCAAATATTCCTACAGCAGTATCATTTTTAAGTAATTTATTTAACGAAATTCAAAAATTTGGTTCTGCTTTGAAATTCATGATGCCCTTTCTTGTTCCTGCAGCTACCGCTTTTGGAGCGTTCATGTTTCAACTTAAAGGTATACCAGCAATAATAAAAAGCTTCAATAATTTTAAGAATGCCATAATTGGCGTTGGAAATTCATTAAAGATTATGGGGGCAATAGCTGCTGCTAATTCATTTGTTTTAATTATTGGTGCAGTCGTTGGTGCAATAGCTGTTTTCGGTTACTTTATGGCAACCAATGAAGAGTTTAGAAACAAGGTTATATCTATTTGGAATGATGTGAAAGATTCCGTAATTGGTGTATTAAAAAATATAAAGGACTGGGGAATTGATACTTGGAATTCTGCTAAAGAAATGGCATCAAATGCAGTTGAGGGTGTCAAAGATGCTTGGTCAGGAACAAAGGAATGGTTTTCTAACACCTGGAAAGGTATTAAGGATGGGGCCACAGGTTTATTTGATAAAACAGTAGAGACTTCAAGAAATGCAGTCGATAGTGTAAAAAATGCATGGTCTAATATGAAGAAATGGTTTTCTGATACTTGGCAAAGTATAAAAGATTCAGCCAGAGAAAAATGGAATGAAATTAAAGGTTCTATTATGTCGGTTGCTGGTCCATTGATTACAGGTATAAAGAATGCATTTTTACATGTTACTTTTTATCTAGAGACCTTATGGAATAATTTAGTTGAGATTGGTAAAAACGTCTTTGAGATTTTAAAAAATGTTATACTTGCGCCGGTTTTGTTTATTACCTCCATGATTTCTGGTGGATGGGAAGAAACAAAAAATAATATGATTGCTGTTTGGAATAATATTAAAGAAAGTGCCATAAATATTTGGGAATCTATAAAGAATATATTTGTAAGTTATTTTACAAATATTTATTTTGCTGCACTCAATATTTGGACAGGGTTCAAGCTTACATTGATAAATATTTGGAATGAAGTGGTAAATCAAGCTAAATCGATTTGGTTAAACATAAAGTATTTTTTTATTAATCTTTGGATTGATATAAAATATTTTGCAATTCAGAAATGGATTGAATTGAAGTTTTCTATTATTCAAACTTGGATCGATTTAAAATATAATGCCATTACTACTTGGAATAATATTAAACAGTTTTTCAAAGATACTTGGAAAAATATTAAAGATACGGCATACAATACGTGGATTTCTATAAAAAATACCATGATTAATACATGGAATAACATTAAGGACTCTTTCTGGAATATTGTTACTGGAATTGTTAATTCTGCTGAAAATGCATGGACAAATCTAAAAAATGGTGTTTCAAATGCTATTAATCGGGTAAAAGAAATCTTTAATTCGTTAAGGGAAGTCAATTTATTTGAAATTGGCAAGAACATCATTGATGGACTTATAAATGGTGTAAAAGAAAAGTGGAATGATTTGAAAGATACTATCAAAGGTATTGCAGGTAATATCAAAAATTGGATTAAAGGAGCTTTAGATATTCATTCTCCATCAAGATGGATGCGTGATATGGTTGGTAAAAATATTGTTCAAGGTATTATCGTTGGTATTGATAAAGAGCAAAGTAAGTTAGATCAAACCATGACAAATTTAGTAAAAACACCGTCTGTTCAACCTGTAGTAAATGGAATAAGTCACCTACCAATTACACAAACAAAGCAAAATATATCTGCTAGTGAAACAAAAGAAATTCATTTACATTTAAATGTTTATGGAGATTTACCTGATTCAATGGTTCGGAAGATTACCACAAAAATTAAAACAGAATTGACAAGACAAATGAAACGAGATGCTGGTGCAGTAGGAGGAACATTATATGCAACTTAAGAGAGGACAATTTTTTATTAATCAACATTATTCTTCTGAATTTAATGTGTATATTCAAAACAGGCCTGCTTCTGTTTCAGCTAGTCGAGTAATTGAATTGAGAGAGCGAGAAGGAAATGATTCTATCATTATTGATAAAGGCTATTACAAAAATGTGACTAGAAAGATTGAGTGTTACTATAAAGCACCTTCAATTGATGTGGTGCAGGAGTGGGAAGATCGAATCACTGAATGGTTAGATATGTCGTCTTATAGTGATTTTATTCTTTACTATGATGAACAATATATTTATCAAGCTGTAGTAATAGAAGGACCTGAATTTAAAGGAACAAGAAAAACAGGAAATATTGTCCCTTTTGAATTTACAGTGAGCATTCGACCATTTAAGGAAAATTACAATGGTAGATTTACTATTCGACAAACAGAAACTTTTGAAATTTATAACCCAGAGAAGTATTCTTCAAAACCGCTTATTAAATTGAGTGGTTCTGGAGATGCTTCTTTTTATATTAATAAGGACAAATATGATTTGAAATCGTTGGACAGAGAATTATTTATAGATTCTAAATTAGAAGAGGCTTACCGAAAATTAGATGGTAATTTAGAACATCAGGATCAAGTCACTTTATTTTTAGATTTTCCATTTTTATATCCTGGAAAAAATGAAATTAAATGGACGAAAAATATTCATTCATTTGAAATAATGCCTAGGTGGTGGAGAAAAGTATGAAACCAAGAATATATAGTCCTACTGAAACAGATTTCTCAACGAATGGCTTAGGAATTTTAAAGGATTGTACAAGATGTGAAATATATGAAGTAGCTAATGGAAAATATGAATTAGAGTTGGATTATCCTTTAGGAACTAGATTTGATGAATATTTTGAAAATGACTATCAAATAAAAGCAAAGCCAAACGATCAAGAAGAGTATCATATCTTTTTTATTGATGATAAAGATATAGATACTTTTTTAAATACAGTAACTATTTATGCTCAGAGTCGTACAAATCGACTTGGAAGACGGGTAGTCACTCTTGCGGAAGTAGACTCTAAAACTGGTCAAGAAGCGATATCAATTATTGAAACCAAAATGGATAAAAAATCTGACATACGACTTTATTCTGATATTACGGCCGTTTCTAGCACAATCTTTGAAGCGAGAAATGTTTTAAATTGTATTGCTGGTGAACAAGGATCATTGCTTCAATATTGGGGTGGAGAAATTAAACGTGAACCATTTAAGCTTTCTTTGTTAAAGCGAAGAGGTCGCAATAATGTTGGAACGATTCGGTATGGAAAAGATATGTCTGGTTTAAAGGTCAAATTAGATTGGACAGGTATAAAAACAAGACTTATTCCATATGCTGATCCTCAAAGTGAGGTAGGTACGACTAATCGAATTTATGGTTCGCCAGTAGATAGTGCCTATATTAATAACTATCCTGATGTGTATACAGAGCATGTTCAGTTTACAGAAGAACAAGGAGTAAAAGACATTAAGAGCTTAAATAAAATAGCTAAAAATTACTTTAAAACGATCAATCCTGGCTGTGATAAGCCTAAAGTTTCTATTACGGTTGAATTTGATAAGTTGACTGATAGTGAAGAAGCGAAAGAATTTGCGAAGATTAGAAATTATGGTCTGTTTGATACATTTAAAATATATCATAAAAAATATAATATTTATCTTGAATCAAAGGTTAGTGGACTACAATACGATTCTTTATCTGAAAAAACTTTGAAATTAGAAGCAGGAGACATTCAAGTTGCTTTTTATCAGCAACAAGCTGTAACTATTCAGGATAAATTAAAAGATTATGCAACGAATAATTATATGAGTGATTTTAATGATTATGTTTCTTCAATGATTACA